GATCCTGTAAAAGAAAAATACAGTGAGTTGACAGGAGAAAGTTATTCTCCATCAGGTGGATCTAATTATTTATTTGGAGAAACCGTATATTCTTTGCTGGAGATTCAAGTAGAGCTTGATCTTGAAGGCTTTGAAGATATGAAGGACGGCGAGCCTACAGGTATAGCTATTCCTTATGTTGTTACTGTAGATAAAGACTCTGCTGCGATTCTATCTATTCGCAGAAACTATTATGAAGATGATCCGCTAAAGCGTAAGCGCGATCACTTTGTACACTATGAATATATTCCGGGCTTGGGCTTTTATGGCTTAGGTTTGGTGCATTTGATTGGTGGTCTAGTTAAATCCTCAACCTCAATACTTCGCCAGTTAGTTGATGCAGGTACTTTGGCAAATCTTCCGGGCGGGTTAAAGACAAGGGGTATGCGTATTAACGCAGACGATACTCCAATTATGCCCGGAGAGTTTCGTGATGTAGATGTTCCCGGTGGAACAATCAAAGAAAACATTTCATTTTTGCCGTACAAAGAACCAAGCACAACGCTCTATAACCTTCTTGGCAACCTTGTAGAAGAGGCTCGACGCTTTGCATCAATGGCTGATGTAAAGGCGTCAGACATGAATAGCCAAGCTCCTGTGGGAACTACGCTTGCGTTGATAGAGCGAAACATGAAAGTCATGTCTGCAATACAAGCAAGACTTCATGCATCTATGAAAAACGAGCTAAGGCTTGTTACAAATATTGTTAAAGACTTTGGGCCAAGCGAATATCCATATCAGCCGTATGGTGAAAAGCAGGACATTCAAAAAGACTTTAATGACCAGATAGACGTAGTTCCTGTAGCAAATCCAAATGCTGCCACTATGTCGCAACGAATTATGCAATATCAGGCGGCTATGCAGTTGGCGCAACAATCGCCACAGCTTTATGATTTGCCAGCGCTGCATAGACAAATGCTTGAGGCATTAGGAATAAGAGATCCAGAAACACTTGTTCCAGAAACAGATGACCTTTCTCCTAAAGATCCAGTTACAGAAAATATGGATTTTATAAACGGGGAACCAGTAAAGGCTTTTGCCTATCAAGATCACGAAGCGCATATCAAGACGCATATGGCGGCAATGCAAGATCCAAGAATCATGGAACTTATGGCACAAGCTCCGAATCAGCAAGCTATTCAAGCCGCAGTGTCTGCACATATTGCAGAACACTTGGCGTTCCAGTACAGAGTAGAGATTCAGAAAGAACTTGGTTTAGATCTTCCTTCTGCCGAAACAGAGTTGCCGCCTGAAATTGAAGCTAAGTTGTCATCACTTGTTGCGCAAGCAGCAGAACAGTTGTTGCAAAAGGGACAAGCTGAAGCTCAACAACAACAGCAAGCTGCGCAAGCTAATGATCCAATCTTGCAGTTGAAGCAAAAAGAACTTCAAATTGAAGAGCAAACTGCCATGGCTAAAGCGCAATCAGATGCGCAGCGAGTTGTAACAGCGCAAGAAAAACTGGCGCTTGATGCTCGTAAAGCAGAAATGAGAGATCAATTAGAGCGAATGAAGCTTGAGCAAGATATGAGCGAGCTTCAGTTAAAGATCAACAGTGAAGAAAGAATTACCCAAGCGGAGCTTGATGCTAAGGCTAAGATTGCTGGCGCAGAGCTTGGCGCAAGGATTGTTGATAAAACTAATGATCGAGATGCTGCAATTGAGCGAGCTAATCTTTTAGAAAAAAGCAAAGGCGCTGAAATAGGTCGCAAGCTTGCAGATCAGATTATGAATCCAAAACGCAATGGGTGATTTTATTGACCCGCAGTTTATTGATTTGATATTGTCGCGTTTAAACGACCTTGAGTCGCATTGTAAAGAAAAGCTGATTGCAGGATCAGTTGAGTCTATTGAAGACTACAAATTGTTTAGAGGGCAGCTAGAAGGATTACAAATGGCTGCTAGAGAAATAAGAGAGGTGGCAGATAAGACCTTTACAGAAATTTAGCATCATCAGGATGCGCGGGTACTACACTTCCCTTTAAGTGTTGCAGAGAGTGAAAAAATGACAGCAGCAGAAGTGGACTTAACGTCCATTGGCGCTGAAGAAGACAAAGCAGATACAGAAAAAGCTAGTCAACTTCCAGTGCCTACTGGATACCACATCCTTATTGGATTACCGGAGATAGAGGAAAAAACAGAAGGTGGCATTATAAAAGCAAGGACAACGCTAGAAATCGAAGAAACTGCTTCGATGGTAGGGTTTGTTATTGCAATGGGGCCAGACTGTTATAAAGATACAAAACGATTTCCTAATGGGCCTTGGTGCAAAGAGGGAGACTTTATCTTAATGAGGGCGTATAGCGGAACCAGAATAAAAATTCATGGTAAAGAATTCCGTTTGATTAACGATGATACACCCGAAGCCGTAGTACAAGATCCAAGAGGTATAAGCCGTGTCTGAAGAAGTAGCATTACCAGAACCCGATGATATAGAAATCATTGAGGTAGACGATACTCCAGAAGAAGATCGTCGCCCCGTAAGATCTGATGTTGAACCGTTTAACATTGATGAAGAGATTGACGTTCAAGATGAACGTGTTAAAAAGCGTTTAAACAGATTAAAATACGAGTATCATCAACAACGCAGAGAGAAAGAAGCTGCGCAAAGATTAAGAGATGAGGCTGTGCAGTTTGCACAAGGAACCCAAACTGAGGTTCAGCGCTTACAAGGACTTGTAGGCCAAAGCGAACAAGCATTGCTTCAGAGTGTACAGAATCGCACTGAAGCCGAATTAACGGCTGCGAAGCAAAGGTACAAGCAAGCCCATGAAGAGGGCGATACAGATTCTATGGTTGAGGCGCAAGAACAGCTTGCGCAAATACAGGCAGATAGAGCGTACATACAAAATTATCAGCCTCAAATGCAACCACAGGCGCAGGGACAACAGCAACCCCCTGCTAATACGGTGGGACAGCCACCGCAACAGCAACAGCTTGACCCGCGATTGCAGGGATGGCTGGGGCAAAACACTTGGTTTGGAGCGCCCGGAAACGAAGCAGTCACAGGATTTGCTTATGGGCTTGATGAGATGTTAGTGAAAAGGGGTGTCGAAAGAAACTCCCCTGAGTATTTTGGAGCTATTGATAAAGCTTTGAGGGATTCATTTCCATCAGCTTTTGGTGTAGAAACAAAAGACGGAGGCGCTACTTCTCAAACAAGGACATCATCTTCACCAGTTGCACCAGCGCAACGAAGTGGTGGTAAGAAAACACAAGTTAAATTGAGCAGCTCGGAAATCCAGCTTATCAAGAAACTAGGAATTACCCCGCAGCAATACGCTGCCCAGAAACAGAGGATGTCGTAATGAGCGAAACAAGAGAACCAAGAGAATTGGAGTCGAGAGATAACACAGCTAGAGAGCAGCAGTGGACACCACCTAATCTGCTACCAGATCCAATTCCACAACCGGGATGGGCATTTAGATGGATTCGTACATCTATGGTAGGGCAATCAGATGCAACTAATGTATCTATGCGCTTTAGAGAAGGATGGGAGCCAGTGAAGCTTGAAGACCACCCAGAGCTAGAAGTTATGCCTGATCATAACTCTCAGTTTCCCGGATGTGTCGAGATTGGCGGTCAGTTATTGTGTAAGGCTCCACAGGAAGTTGCGGATTCGCGCCAGCGTCATTACGAGGGAGTTGCAGCGCAACAAATGGAAAGTGTTGACCAATCTTACATGCGAGAAAATGATCCACGGATGCCTATGCTCCGACCTGATCGAAAGACTCGCGTAAGTAGTTTTGGTAAATAACAACTTATTTTTATTTGTTAGGAGAACTCAATTATGGCTACTACAGCCGCGCCCCATGGGGCAAGACCAGTTAGCACTACAAGTGCTAGTGGATCTTTCACCGGAAAGGTTCAACACCTAAGCATCGCTTCTGAGTATGGCACATCTATATTCAACGGCGATTTTGTCAAAATGGTTGCTGGAGGTACTATCGAAAAAGATACAGGTACTGCTACGCTAACTACTATTGGCATTTTTATGGGCTGTAAATATACAGATCCCACTACTAAGCAGATGACTTTTAGCCAGTATTGGCCAGCGTCAACTGTTGCAACAGATGCTATGGCATATGTATTAAGTGATCCTGATGTGGTCTTCTTGATGCAAGCTGATGGCGCTATTGCTCAAACAGCACTTGGATCTAACTTCGATGTTATTCAAACTGCTGGTACAACCGCTATCGGTAACAGCAAAAATGCTGTTGATGCCGATTCAACTGCAACTACCAATACGCTCCCATTACGAATCTATGATTTTTATGATGGCCCTAGTAGCACTATTGGTGACGCATTCACAGACGCACTCTTCATTTTTAATGTTGGTCATGCGTACAGAAACACAACCGGCGTTTAAGGAGAACTAAGCAATGGCAATTTCAAGAGCGCAAATGCTTAAAGAACTCCTGCCGGGGCTTAATGCCTTGTTCGGTTTGGAGTATACGAAGTACGAAGATGAACATACTCAAATCTACGACACAGAATCTTCTGATCGTTCATTTGAGGAAGAAGTCAAGCTAAGTGGCTTTGGCGCAGCACCAACAAAAGGCGAAGGTGAAAGCATCACATATGATGCTGCACAAGAGTCGTTTACTGCTCGCTTTAATCACGAAACAGTAGCTATGGGTTTTGCGATCACCGAGGAAGCGATGGAAGATAATCTTTACGATTCTCTTTCTGCTCGTTACACCAAGGCGCTAGCACGAGCTATGGCATACACCAAGCAGGTTAAATCTGCACAGCCATTAAACAATGGTTTTACAAACTCATTCCAATCGGGTGACGGCGTAAACTTGTTTACCGCTTCTGGCGATGGCGTTACTGGTGGTGATGGACACCCTCTCGTAAGTGGTGGCAAGAACAGCAATCGTCCTGCGACGGCGGCTGACTTGAACGAAACTTCTTTAGAGGCAGCTATCATTGCTATTGCAGGATGGACTGACGAGCGTGGATTGCTGATTGCAGCCCGTCCTCGCAAGTTGATTGTTCCACCTGCGTTAATGTTTACCGCAACTCGCATCCTTCAGACTGAAGGTCGCGTTGGTACGGCAGACAATGATCTGAACGCTATCTATACAAATGGCAGCATTCCAGAAGGCTACTCAGTAAATCACTACCTCACAGATACAAATGCGTGGTTCTTGATTACTGACGTTCCAAATGGCATGAAGCACTTTGAACGGGCAGCTTTAGAAAATTCTATGGACGGCGACTTCGATACTGGTAACGTGCGCTATAAAGCGCGTGAACGCTACAGTTTCGGTGTTTCTGATCCGCTTGGAATTTTCGGATCACCCGGCTCTAGCTAGAGCTTTTAAGGACTACTCAGGTTATACTTGGGTAGTCCTTTTTTTTATCCCTGACAGAATGTTCCACGTGGAACACTCTGACATTAGCCACGACAGGAGATACTCATGGCGAATACTACCTTTAACGGCCCAGTCCGATCAGAGAACGGGTTTAAAGTTGTTTCAAAAAACGCAAGCACTGGTGCGCTTACCGATGTAGTAGATATCGCATCTACCGGCATCGTTACGAATAAATATGTAAAGCACGTTGGTTTTGCTACAGGTGTAACTGTTAACACCACAGCAGGGGATAGCCCAAGTATTGGTGAGTTTACCCAGCCTGCAAATACAATCATTACTGATATTAAAATCTTTTGTGATACCTCTCCTGTTATTGGTACAGGTGATA